TTAGCTCTGGCGGTAATGCCAATAAGATTATTGTACCGTCTGGTCAGACTATAGACGTTAGTGCAGGAACGTTAACGCCAGGTGTCGGACAAGTAGTACAAGAAACTTTTACTAAAGGTAATAATAACGTTACTTCTTCTGGTAGTGCATGGGTTAACTCAGTAGTTGTAGGTTCAATAACACCAAAATTCTCTAACAGCATAATTAGATTGTTTGCAACAGTAGCCGTTTGGCGTAGTAGTGGTGGAGCATACTTTGGGGTAAGAATTGTTTGTTCTGGTGGAAACACTAACACTGTTGCTACATGGGGTGACGGCTATTATACAGGCGGTGGAGGAATTACTTGGGACACACCTTATCAATGTGAGTTTGTAGGAGGTAGCACTAACGCTATAACTTGTACTTTTCAGTTTAATCCCGCTGGTCACGGTATGTGGTTTCCTAACGATGGGTCTACCCACTCTCCTGATCATAGGTGGACAGTAAAACTGACGGAGATCAAACAATGAGCATCCTAAAGGTAGACACCATAAACGAAAAGACTAGTGGTAATGGTGTTCATATTCCTGGTCATGTTGTTCAGTTTGTATCTACAGATAATCACACGAAACAAGTTATAACAACCAATCAATCATCTGGATTTACAGACATTAGTGGTACTGTATCTATTACTCCTACTAAAACATCTTCTAAAATATATGTTAGAATAGTTTTACATGGCGGTAATATAACGTCTGGTTTAGGTATTGACTTTAGAATATTACGAGACAGTACAGTTTTAAAACATTTTAGCAATATTGCTCATAGGGGTGGTTCAACCATATCAAATGGGAATGTACAGTCACACGTTATAGAGTATATTGATAGTCCATCATCAACATCAGCCCACACTTACAAATGGCAAATTGCATTTAGGACTACAAACTCTGGTACGTTTACTATAAACGATGATTCTGGAGCAACGTCTGGTGCAAGTGTTGGGCAAACTATAATTACAGCTATGGAGATAGCCCAATGAGTTCTATCTTAAAAGTTGATACGATACAGAATACTGGCGGTACTACTGGGTTAACCATAGATAATGGTGGTCATGTAAATTTACCAAGCAGCAATCATATTACTGGCTTTTATAATAATGCTACTTTTGCCGTCAGCACTGGTAGTTTTACTTATATGTCTAATTGGACAAAGATGAACTCTACTTATTTTGGATTTCCAAACGTAGGTACTCAGTTTAGTCATAGTGGTGGTAATTTTACTACTACTAAACCTGGTGTCTACAAAGTAACTTTAGAGTTACATATGAACTCATCCAATAATGCAAGGTGGATAGATTTAAGATTATTATTTACTCCCAATGGCGGTTCGGCTGTTGGTGGTGACTTATATGATCATATTGGAATTGTTTCTAATGATACAACCTACCATACGGCTCATAGAATTAGGTATTTTAATTTTACTCACGCTAACGATAAAGTTCAAGTAGGCACACAGTCTGTTGCAGGTTTGAACATAAGAGGTGCGTCTAACGAATACGACACAGTTATTTATTTTGAGTGGGTTGGACCACCAGTAACATAGGATAAACAAATGACAGATATAGCAACAGCATTAACAGAACTAGGCGTAACCGAATGGGTGTTACGTGGAGAGCCAACGACTCAGGTTGAGTTCGAGACTATGTTCCGCAAGGTTATGGGCGCAGACAGCAACGGCTCTGCCATAGAAAGCTCAGACCCATCACATTTCGGTACAACGTGGGATGCAGTCAAAGCTAAGAAGGATGCCCTTGTAGCAGCAGAACCCATGAAGCTACTGCGTGAGGAACGTAACCGTAGAATAGCAGAGACAGACTGGTGGGCATCAAGTGACCTAACCATGACTGATGCACAGAAGAAATACAGAACTGACTTGCGTGACATAACTAAAAGCGCAACATCATTAGATGATGTAACTTGGCCCACAAAACCCTAGGAGTATAATATGGCAGAGATTAAAGTAACACTAACCGACACAGAACTAAAGTGTCTAGAATATGCAGCAGCAGTTCCACAGGACTGGGCAGACAATGCTTTGACTAACAGAGCTAGAATAGCCAAGGATGAGATCATTGCTGCTCTTGTAACACACTGCAATGCTAACTCAGTAGCACTAGCTGTTGGTGAAGACGCACAGGTAACACAAGCGTTTGACTTAAAGGTTGTTAAGAAAGCATCTGAAGTTGAAGAGTCCAAACCAGAGTAAGGAATATCAATGTCATACATCGGCACTGAACCTAAAGACATAAGATCATTTGGCAGAACTAAGTTTGACTACACTGCTACGCAGGGTCAGACAGCGTTTACTGGTGCTGATGATGACGGTAAGGTATTAGCTTTTACTGTTGGACAGATAGAGGTATACGTCAACGGTATCCTCATGGATGACAGTGACTTCACCACAACTGGTACTGGTACAGTCACACTAGCATCTGCAGCTAACTTGAATGACGTTGTTAATGTTGTATCCTTTGAGACTAACATACCTGACAGTAATTATGTACCTGCTTCAGGTGGTACGTTTACTGGTGCTGTAACGCATAGTGGTAACGTAACTCACAGTGGTACAGTAACTAATAGCAGTACAACAACTATGACAGGTGATCTTACTGTTGATACTAACACGTTTCATGTTGATGTGGCAGACAATAGAGTAGGTGTAGGAACTACAACGCCTGTGCATGATCTACAAATTCACAAAGCAACAGCAAGCTCTCAAGCTCGTATTCAAATGACTACAAATGAAAGTGGAGCTACTAACGGTGATGGTTATGCTGTAGCTATGGAGGCTGGCAACCGTGTCTATCACTGGCTGTATGAAAATGCGCCTATGCAGTTTGCAACAAACAATACCTTAAACATGGTAATTAACGCAAATGGTTCTGTGACAATGCCTAATCAGCCAGCTTTTAATATTGTAGGCACTCAAAATGGGTATTCTGCTAGAATTACAGCAGGAGGAACAACTAACGCTATTCCTTTTAATCTTGCTAGAGGGCAGGGTACTTCTGGTTTTAATACAAGTAACGGTGTTTATACTGCACCTGTTACAGGCACATATCTTTTTACGTTACAAACTATAATAGCAACTGGCGCAAACCACGAAATCTATATGTATAAAAACGGAACTCTTTATGCAAGACATTATCCTGAAGGTGGTAGAGGAGCTAGTTTTTCAAGCATAGTACCAATGGCTGTAAATGATTATATTGTTTTTGGATGTGATTTCGATGTTTACCTGCAAAACACTACTTCTAATTATTCATCAGCAAGTATTGCATTAATAGGTTAGGAGAAACACATGACAAGAGCAAGAGATGTAGCTAACCTCATAGGTTCTGGCAATTACAGCAGTACTACGTTCACAGCTACTGCAGGACAGACAGCCTTTACTATATCCCACACACAGGGATTTGTACAAGTGTTTATGAATGGCTTGCTCTTGGATGAAACAGTAGACTACACAAGCAACGGATCAGCAGTAACACTTACATCAGGTGCAGCAGCAGGTGATGAGATAGAAGTTGTTGCATACAATACGTTTAGCGTTGGTGATGCACTCAACCAAGCAGCAGCCGATGCACGTTACGAACTAGATGGTGCTGAGAATAGGTTTTTAGGTGTTAATGGTACTACGGTAAACACAAGTGCCGATGAGTTTGCAAAAGTACAACAGGGTACTGTTTCTTCTGGTTATGCTGAAATGCATATAGGCAACGACATCAATCAAAGAATTATTTTAGGTTCTATAGGATCAACATATTCGGGTGGTGATTGGTCTGGTTCTAGGTATATATACACTAGTCATGGTGATCTTAAACTAAAAGCTGCTGCTGACTTAGAGATGTTTAGTGGTGGTAATACTATTGCTAACCACCTTACTCAAACAATGAACATCAGTGGTCACATTACAAATCATAGACAGCCTATCATATCTGGTACAATGGGTACGGCTATGACGGCTCCAACTAGCGATACTTTATTAAGTTTCAATGATTTCTTTGTTAATAGAGGTATAACTTTTAACAGTACAACAAAAAGATTTACAGTTCCCACGGCTGGCGTTTACAGTATAATGCTGACACCTTTTGTATATGGTTCCCAAGGACCGCATAGAATTTTAATAGGGGTAAATACAGATACTCCACTTTATACAAATCACAGAGGACACTTTTATACTAATCAAACCACATATGATAGTGGTGCTTTACATAGTGTAGTTGATCTTGCTGCAAACGATTATATAATTTTTCGTCTAATTGCAGGTAAGTTATACAATCAGAGTAATGATAAATTTAACGAATTTAGTATATGTAAAATTGCATAGTTAAGTTAGGAGGAACACATGAGCAACGCAAGAAAACTAGCAGACAATCTTCCTACTGAGGGCAGTCTCTCTGGACGCAATGTTATTGTAAATGGTGGTATGACTGTAGCTCAACGTGGCTCCTCACAAACAGGCGTTGGCATTGATACTTTTACAAATGTTGATAGATTTAGACAATTTGCTTCTGTTGGTGGTATGGTAGGGCGTTCTACTTCAACACAAGAAACAATTACTGACTTAAAGGGATTTACTAAAGCACTAAAATTACAAGTAACTACGGCAGACACAAGTGTTGGATCAACTGAGTCTTATGGATTAAATACTCGATTAGAAGCAGATAACATACTTAGGTTTGGTATTGGCACAGCAAACGCTCAAGCAATTACCCTTTCTTTTTATGCAAAAGCGCCAACAGGTGGTGGAGTATTTTGTGCAGGTATCGCAATGCCAGGTGGAGGTAATTACTTTGAAGAAGTAACCATAGGCACTTCATGGGCCAGACACGAAATTAAAATTCCTGCCACCACTACTAGTAGCCACGCTACTACAGCTACTGGTACAGCGGCTGGAATAGAAGTACAAATAACTTTAATGGCTGGAAGCTCTTATAACACTTTGACAAACAAAACTTGGTCTGTTAGTGGAGCAAAAAGAGCTACTAGCAATCAAACTAACTTTTACTCTTCAACATCAAATAATTTGTTTATCACTGGCGTTCAGCTAGAAGTTGGGCCGCAAAGTACACCGTTTGAGCATGAACCATATGATACCACCCTAGAAAAATGCCAACGCTATTATCAAATCTCTGGTACAGGCAGAACCTATGGAATAGTTTTTAATCAATTCACAGCCACTAACGCCTATGCAAATCAAAGATGGTGGAAACTTATGAGAACAGCTCCAACAATAACAATGAACTCTTTAAGCAATTATAATATATATAATACTGGCGCTTCTAGAGGTAAATCAGCAGTTGGTATTGGTCAGCTTAGTGATAACAGTGGTGAGTTTTACATTACTACAGATTCTTTAACTGCAGGAACAGCTACACACTTAAACACTAACGGAGATGCATTTTGTTGGAAAGCAGATGCGGAGTTATAAATGAATATTACAAGCGCACAATTTGTAAAAGACAGTCAAGGTAATACTTCTGTTGTTAAGGCTACAATAGATGGTGAAGACATTTATGTACCTCAAGATACAGGCAACCGACACTGGATAGCCCTACAAGCATGGGTGGCAGAGGGTAACACCATAGCAGAGGCCGACTAATGTTTGGCTTCGCAGCAGTAGCAGAGACACCACTCTCAGCAGAACTTACTAAGTACACCATAGGTGTTGTTCCTGCTTCTGTGTCTGCAGCTTCTGCGTTAAACGCTCCCCAGTTCTCTGGTGGTGTTAATCTCCCTGCTTTAACAGGGGTTTCTGCTACATTAGCTAACACTGTACTTGACATTAACGGTAAAGCAAATATAACTACTGCTAACGTAGCAAGCACTACAAGTATAGCAGCAATAACAACATCAGGCAAAGCAAACGTTGCACATCCTTCACTACTAGGAACGTTTACACCTAACACACCAAGCATAACAGGTGTAGCTAATACAAACCTACCATCACAAGGTGCATTAGACAGTACTGTTGAAGGTGAAGTAGCTCAAGCTACAAACATTACTGTAACTGTAGCAAATAGTGGTTCTGGTAATAAGTTTTACTTTGATGGAGTAGAGGCTCCAACAATTACTCTTGTAAGAGGGCTAACATACACATTTGATCTTAGTCATTCTTCTTTATCTGGACACCCATTAGCATTTAAGAGTGGTAACAATAGTTACACAACAGGTGTAACAAGCAATGGCAATCCCGGAACATCTGGTGCTAACGTAGTATTTGCTGTACCTTCTGATGCACCTGGAATAGGATTAAGATATTACTGTACTGTTCATGGTAATGGCATGGGCAACACAATTACAACAAGTGCGTTTGCAGTGTCGTTAGTAGCACAAGGTAAAGCTACACATACTTCTGCATCTGTAGCTGCTGTGATAGACAAAGTAGTACCAAGCATAACAGGTTTAGCGTTCTTTACATTACCTGATGTAAATGCTAGTATAGCGCAGAACTTAGATGACCCTACTGGTGTACTCTTTCCGTTTGATGACTTCGCAGAAAACTTTAGCAGAGGTAGAACGGTAACAATAATTGCACCTACTATAGGTAATAGAACTGTATACATTCCAGCAGAAAACAGAACAGTAACTATAAGTCCTGTAAGAACAGACAACGTAGTATACATACTAAACTAAGGATAACAAATGTCTTACAAATGGCCTGAAAAAGACCCAGATGAAACAGCAGACTTTAGTGTAGACTGGTCTAGGTTTCTAGGATCAGACACTATAGCGTCAGCAGTTTTCTTTGTAGATGCTGCAGATGGAACAAAGACTCAAGTATCAACTGCTCAAATAGTAAATAACTTACAGTTTATAGCAGGTACTGTTTCTGGAAACGTAGCTACTGCACGTTTTGGCTTAGGAACAAACAATGTACGGTATAATATTACTGTTCGTATAAACACTACTCAAGGACTTACATACGAGCGTTCTGTAATATTACCTATTAGGGAAAGATAAACATGGCTTATGATTTTGTTGGCTTAGTTAACGACATTAACCACAGACTAAATGAGGTAGCACTTACCTCTACAAACTTTGCAGCAGCTACTGGCTACTACAGTATAGCTAAAGATGCAGTCAACTCTGCAGTCAGACATATCAATCAAGAAGAGTTTGAATGGCCTTGGAACCATGTACAGTCTGAGCTTATATTAGCTGCAGGTTCTATGAAGTATTATTATCCTACAGATGCTAAAACAATTAACATGAACTCGTTTCGTGTAAAGAGAGACAATAGTCTCAACACAGGAACAGTAAAACTAAAGTCACTAGTATATGAAGAATGGTTGGAGAAGTACGCTGATGATGAGTTTAATACAGATACAAGTATACGTGGTGTTCCTGAGTTTATTGTACGTACACCTAGTAGGGAGCTAATCTGTCACCCTGTACCTGACAAATCTTACACCATAGTTTATGAGTATTACTCAATGGGCTATGATTTAGAGAACCCTTTAGATGTACCGTCACTACCACAGCAGTATAGGTTTGCTATAATAGACGGTGCTATGTATTACGCATTCCAGTTTAGAGGTGATACCCAAGCTGCAAGTTTAGCTTTAGATAAGTTTGAGAAACAAATAAAAGATTTAAGAGCTATAAATATAAATAGAACACCATACCTAAGAGATAGAAGAGTTAGCTTCTAATGGCAGTACAATGGACTACATTCCCTATGGAGTTCAAGGGTGGGTTAATCTCCAACCTTACTCCACTACAACAGGGTACTAATGCTGTAGGCTCTGCTACTATACTACAGAACTTTGAGTCTGATAGAGAGGGTGGTTACAGTAAGCTAAAAGGTTATAGCAAGTTTAGTACCACAGCAGTTCCGGGTACAGGTGAAGTCTTAGCTATGAAGGTTGTATCTTCAGGCAGAGTTGTTGTAGCTAGGAAAGTTAATGCTGCTGCAGTAGCAGCCTATGGTACACTAGCCTCTGGTGATCTAAACAAAACAGCATACTATCATGGCACAGGAACTTCTTGGGCGCATGTAGGTACAAGCTCTTCCACAAATACATTAAAAGCAAGATACGCATCCTTTAACTTTACTCAAGAAGATAAAACAATCTTTGTTGATAGTAAAAGTTATCCTATAATATTTAATGCTAGTGGTAGTAGTACTACACAATTATCTTCATCAAATAGCACAGACGTACAGGGCGCAGAGAATGTTGTAGTATTCAAGAACCATGCTTTCTACTCTAAGGGTAGTAAGATATTCTTTACAGC